GTCAGAAATGGTGAAGTCTGATACTGCACTGCGTCATGACATGGACAACACACCCGGGGAGACCGAAATTGCTAATCTTAAAACGCTTTGTGAAAAAGTTCTTCAGCCTGTTAGGGACTACTTTAAAACGGGGGTCAAAGTCAACTCAGGCTACCGCCACCCCGAGGTCAACGCAAAAGTCGGTGGCTCGAAAACCAGTGATCATTGCAGAGGCCAAGCGGCGGACATCGAAATCCCCGGAATCCCCAACGCAGACCTAGCCGTGTGGATTATGGACAACCTTGACTACACCCAGTTGATCCTTGAGTTCTACACCCCCGGAGTGCCTGATTCGGGCTGGGTTCATGTCTCTTACGATCCGGCTAACCTCAAGAAACAGAACTTAACGGCTACTAAAAAAGATGGTAAAACGGTGTATCTACCGGGACTTGTAGCGTGAGGATACCATGCCATTCATAGCACTTAGATTTAAGCCGGGAATAAACCGAGATCAAACTAACTACTCTAATGAGGGTGGCTGGTTTGAGGGTGACAAAATTCGCTTTCTTTCGGGTTTCCCCCAGAAGATAGGTGGCTGGCTTAAGCAGACGCCTAATACATTCCTTGGCACTTGCCGACAACTGTTTAACTATGTAACAACTTATGGAGACAACCTATTAGCCGTTGGGACTAACTTAAAGTTATACATAGAGGCTGGTGGGTACTTTTATGACATCACCCCTCTTGATGCCACAACTGCTGCTGGGGACGTAACATTTTCTGCTTCTAACGGTTCTTCTACCGTAACAGTTTTAGACACGGGTGCGCCTGCGGTTGTAGGTAATTATGTTCAGTTTGTTGGCGCTGCTTCCTTGGGTGGAAACATCACGGCTGCGATTTTAAATGTCAACCAAGGCTTTGAGATTGCTACGGTAGTTAATGCCAACGCATACACAATTGTTGTTCCAGTAACGGCTAATGCATCAGATGTAGGTAACGGCGGCGCTGCAACAGTTGGTAAGTATCAAATAAATGTTGGTACCCCCGGTGGTACGTTTGGTTATGGCTGGGGCACAGACACTTGGGGTCGTCTTGAGTGGGGTCTTGGTGGCACAACACCGGTTGCTTTAAGTGGTACTGATTGGTGGTATGACAACTTTGATAACGATTTAGTTGCCAATATACGAGATGGCGCTATTTATTATTGGGAGCGTGGGTCTTCTGTTAATCCCGGGGTAGCGCTTCAAACTAACGCAATTCTTCTTTCAGCAAAGGCTACCGCAGATGGATACAACGCCAATGCAGTACCAACCAAGGCTATGCAGGTTCTTGTATCACAGAACGACAAGCATCTTCTCTGTTTTGGGAGTGTGCCTTTTGGCTCTACTAGTGTGGCTGATTTTGACCCCCTTCTTATTAGGTGGGCTGATCAGGATAATCCGGGTCAATGGACTCCGACGCCTACCAACTCTGCGGGATTTATAAGAGTCTCTAGGGGTTCAAGGATTGTCCGTGCTCTACCAACCAGACAAGAGATCTTGGTGTGGACGGAATCGCACCTTTATTCTTTCCAATTTCTTGGAACCACGGACGTATTTGGCTTACAAGAACTAGCAGATAACATCTCTATCCTTAGTCCACGGGCTTGTGTAACTGTAAATAACGTCACTTATTGGATGGGGAACGAAAAGTTTTATGTCTATTCGGGCCGTGTCGAGACGCTCCCTTGCACCCTGCGACAGTTTGTCTTTCAAGATATTAATTCTGGTCAAGCCGACACTATTATCTCTGGCACAAATGAGGGTTGGAATGAGGTCTGGTGGATGTACCCAAGTTCTAATTCTTCATACCCCAACCGCTATGTAATATATAACTACCTTGAGCGTATCTGGTACTACGGAAATATTGACCGTACTGCTTGGTTAGACAGCCCGTTGCGTGAATACCCTATGGCGGTTAATACACCCGGTGGAACCAGCACTGGGGTTCTCTACGATCAAGAAAATGGTTTAGATGATGATGGTGCCCCTATAACGGCTTACATTCAATCGTCTGACTTTGACATTGCGGACGGTGAGCAGTTTATGCTGACTCGTCGTATGTTGCCTGATATTAATTTTGCTGAATCTACTGCCGCTGCACCAGAGATAACACTACAGGTTCGCCCTCGTAATTTTCCCGGGTCAGGTTTCCAATCGGTAGGCACGACGGACTCTAAGCCGGTAATTGAGACTGCTGTAGATGTTTATACGGAACAAGTATTTATCCGTGCCCGTGCCCGTCAGATGGCACTAAAGATTAGTTCCGAGGACTTAGGAGTTCAATGGCAGTTGGGTGTGCCTAGACTAGATGCTCGTGTGGATGGTAAACGCTAATGGCAATGGAGAGGTTTCAGGCGCCAGCATTGCCGGTACCGCCTGTTGAATACGACCAGAGATACCACACGGATCTGATTCGCATACTTCGCCTCTACTTTAACCAACTAGACTCCACAACCCCATTAGTTATTGATGGACTACAACTACTTAATTTACCCACCTCTGGATATGGGCTAAGGGAAAACACCGTATTTAGGGTAGGAGAGGATTTAAAAATTGTTGTTCCTAATATCGCTTATTTACTCGGGGTATCGGCTTCCGGCTCTTTGGGGACGGTCTCAGTTACCATAGCCCCATAGACTTCACTTGACAAATTCAGGATAATCCCATCATGCAATATCCCACCATAGCCCAACCCCAATACGGATTCGCTCCCACCATGCCCGGTATGGCGCGAGGAGGTTTAGCGGCTTTAGCCAACCAATACCGTAAAGGTGGGCGTATTAGGTATTACGAAGAGGGTGGTGATACCGGTACAGGTGGAGCCGACTCTAGTACTGAAGGTGGGGCTGGTGCGGCGTTTGGTGGTGATACTAGCAGCCCCGGTTCTGGCCCCGGTGGTTTTGGCCCCGGTGGTGCTGATCAAAGTGATCAAGGTGGGGCTGGTGCGGCTTTTGGCGGCCCTTCTGAAACCCAGTCTATGGCCCAAGCCGAAATTGGAAATCAAGCCATAACCGATGCTTTAGCCGAAGCAGCATTAGCAGGCCCACTTGGAACACAAATAGGCACCGAAGCCCAACAGGCTGAACAAACACAAGCCGCTGAAACCGCTGCCGCTCTAGGAGCGCAAGCAAACGCCATAGCCGCAGAAGTAGCCGCCCAGCAACAAGAAGACGCTAAAGCCGCTGAGATGGCTGCGGTCATGAGCGGTCAGGTTGCAGGATTCCCGGGGCCATCTCAAGAAGCACCGGGATTTGGATTTAGTGTCCAAAACCCATTAAATATGGATCCGGCAAAAGCATTTGGTCTTTTTAGCCCTGCTGTGACTATTACAACTCCGTATGGAACCGTTCCAGTTAGTATTATGGACGCTGTTGCTCCTGCTATGGGTAGGGGTGCATCGGCAGTAAATTCTGCCGTTAATGCGGGTCGAGCATTAGGTTTTGCCGAAGGCGGTCTTGCTGCGGCGCAACAAACACAAAGTAAAGGCCGTGGTCAGGACACGATGCTTGTCCACATGACCCCCGGTGAGGTCAAAGGACTTCAGGCTTTGGCTATGTCCCAAGGCGGCTCGCTCACTATTAACCCCCAAACTGGACTGCCAGAGGCAGGGTTCTTAAGCGCCATTCTCCCAATGGTGGCTGGCTTTGCCCTTGGCCCTGCTGGGTTTCAAATGATGTCCGCGCTTCAGGCTGGCCTAACTGTAGGTGCCTTGACAGGTGTGGCTACGGGAAGCCTTAAGAAGGGCTTGATGGCGGGTCTAGGGGCTTATGGTGGTGCTGGTCTAGGTCAAGGTCTACAGGCTGCGGCTGGAACACCTGAGAATTTAATTTCTGCAAATCCACCTTATAACCCAGATTTGCTAACTACTTACGGGCCAACACCAACAACACCTTTAGGGATAGGTTCTGAAGGGGCATCAATATCCGCAGGGACTTATACCCCCACACCTGCTGTTACCCCGGACATGAGTACTTTATCTGGCACTGCCGGAGACTTTGTTCCTTCTACTACTGGGCCTGTACCCGGTAGCGGCGGTCAAGCACTTGGAAGTGTGGCTAAAGATACGACTTATGCTCAGTTACCACCCCCACCCCCAGTGCAGGCTACAGGTATAGACGCAATTACTGGCGGCACTAAAGCCATGATTCAACCGGGAGCAGAAGGTGCCGCTGCTCGGGCTAGGTTTGGTGCGGCTCTTCCCTACGGTACAACTATAGCCGCAGGTGTGCCTTTGGCTTCGGCGGCAGCAGAACCTCCAAAAGGCCCCGAGCCATCAAAATCCTACATCCGTGGCTACGATTTAAACATTACTAACCCATCGGGCACGCCCCAGTACACCCCGCAAGACACAAGGGAGCGGGAGCAGGTACGTTATGCATTCAGCCCACGGCCTATTTACGAAGCCGCTCAAGGTGGTCTAGCCGCCCTCAACGGTCAAACCTACGATGACGAGTATGGTCGGGATGAGTACAAGGCTGGTGGGCAGGCTAAAACCAGATCTAAATCTCTTAGGGGAAACCCCTACTACAAGTTTGCCCAAGATCGTAGGGACTCCAGCATGGAAGCCGCTGTTGACCAGAACTTTGCTAAAGGTGGCCTACCCCCACGGTTCTTACAGGGTGCTGGAGATGGTATGAGCGACTCGATTAAGGCACGTATTGGTGGGGTGCAGGAGGCTCGACTGGCTGATGGTGAGTTTGTAGTTCCAGCAGATGTGGTATCTCATCTTGGTAATGGGTCAAGCAAAGCCGGTGCTAAGAAGTTGTATGCGATGATGGACAAAATTAGAAAAGCAAGGACAGGGCGCACAAGACAAGCACCTGAAGTCAACGCACGAAGATATATGCCCGCATGAACTACGAGATAAGACTAGAGAAATTTAAAGAAACGTATTCAGAATTAGAGCCTTTATATAGGCAGCATTACTCAGAGATGGTCGAGCGGTTGGCAGAGCAAGGGGTGCAGTACTCTCCTTACAACCCAAGACTTGACGAGTACATAAGGGCTAGTGATGGTGGGTGGTTATTGACTTTTGTTTTACGGCTGGATGGTAAAGCGGTTGGGTATAGCAATGTCTATATAACTAACGATATGCATAACCAAGACCTGATAGCCCAAGAAGATACCGTTTTTGTTCTGAAAGAGCATCGAACGGGTTGGGGACGAAAGTTAATTAGGGCAGTGCACGAAGAATTAGAAAAACGTGGTGTTAAAAGATTAAACATCACGAC